GAGGCGAACAATCAATCCTTGGCTGGCGAAGAACCGCTAGAGCAGATTGAATACGAATGCGCCCCCGTCGACTATGTTCATTGGAAGGACTTCGGGCACTCTGTTGCTAGGACATGGGAAGAAGTTACCGCTGTGTGGCGATGGGTTTACATGACCCGAGAGGCATTGGTAGAGCGGTTTGGCGAGGAGGTAGGCAACAAGATTCCTTTCGATGCAGGCCCGGACACCCTCAAGCAATACGGGCAATCCACCAAGGAACACACCCGCGCAAAGATTTGTGAATACTGGGACAAGGAAACCGGCAAGGTTTACTGGTTCAGCAAGTCGATGCCCAACATCATTGACGAGCGCGACGACCCGCTGGAGTTGGAAGGATTCTTCCCCTGCCCGCGTCCGTTGTACGCCACAGTCACTAGCGATACCCTAGTCCCTGTCCCTGATTTCGTGCTGTATCAGGATCAAGCGAACGAACTGGATATTTTGTCTGACCGCATCGACGGGCTGGTTAAGGCTTTGCGTGTGCGCGGGGTATATGACGCTTCTCAGCCTGCATTGCAGCGACTGATGACCGAGGGCGAGAACAACGCTTTGTTGCCGGTTGATACTTGGATGGCTTTCGGCGAGAAAGGCGGCTTGAAGGGCGCGATTGACTTCCTGCCCATCGACATGATTGCTCAGACGCTGATTCAATGCTACCAAGCGCGAACGGAAATCAAGAATCAAATCTACGAAATCACAGGTCTTTCGGACATTATCCGAGGATCGTCGTTTGCGTCCGAGACAGCGACTGCACAACAGATCAAGGGGCAATACGCCTCGATTCGGTTGCGTGCCATGCAAGAGGATGTGGCGCTGTTTGCGACGGGCTTGCTCCGTCTAAAAGCGCAGGTTATTTGCACCAAGTTCACTCCCGAAACGATTCTCATGTACGCTGCTGCAAATCAGCTAGAACCGGAAGATCAACAGTTGATTCCTCAGGCACTTGCGCTGCTGAAAGATAAGCCCTTGCGGAATTTCCGCATCGAGGTCGCAGCGGATTCCCTTGTGCAGCTTGACGAACAACAGATGAAACGGGATCGGGCTGAGTTCATTGCCGCATTGGGAACGTTCCTGCGGGAAGCCTTGCCGCTTGGAACGCAAGCGCCGGAAATGATCCCCATGATCGGCGAAACAATGAAGTTCATGGTCGCATCGTTCAAGGGTGCGCGGCAGCTTGAAGGTTCGATTGACGCTGGAATTAACAAGATTGTGAACCGCCCGCCGCCACAGCCGCAACAGAATCCCGAAATGATGAAGATGCAGGCTGAACAGCAAATGACGCAAGCGAAGATGCAAGCCGATGCACAACTAGAGCAAGCCAAGATGCAAGCCACTATGCAGATTGAGCAGGCTAAATTGCAGCTTGAGCAAGCCAAGACGCAGCGCGAGGTCGAAATTGAGCAGATGCGGGCGCAAATGGACGCTCAGAAAATGGAGTTTGAGCGCCAAAAGGTCGAAATGGAGGAGCAATACAACCGGTGGAAAACGGAACTGGATGCAGCAACAAAAGTTACCGTGGCGCGAATTGGGGCGAATCCTGGCGTGGATATCCCGCTGGTTGAGGCTGCAACTGCCTCTGCTGAACGCATGACTGCCGAACTAGGCAACGGCGTGCAAATGGCGCTGCAAAACGTCGAGCGGCTACAGCAGGACATGGCGATGCTGCACGATCAGACTGCGGGCAAAATCGACAACCTAATGAATGTCATGGCTGCACCGAAACGCATTATTCGTGGGCCTGATGGCAAAGCTGTCGGGGTTGAAATCGCAACATGAACGGGGGTTGGGACACCGGTACTTGGGACGAAGCAACGTGGGATTACGTTCCTACGCTGATCGACCTTGATACGCATGACGGCGACAAGCTGAAAGATCGCTTTGCAAGGGAAAAGGCGGTACGGGAGGAGCGTCGCCGGGAAGTTCTCGCCCTGTATGAAAGAATTGTTGAGGGCAAGGAAGATATCCCCGAAGTTGTCGAGCCGCTCAACTACATAACCAAACAACAGATTTTGACAAGCAATCTTAATTTTGATAAATTGATTGCCGATCTTAAGAATGCTGAACAGATATGGCATCAGCACGTTGAAATTGACGATGAGGAAGTTCTGTTACTTCTATGAGAAAACGCTGGATTTATGTTGACGGTGAGGCGATAGAAGTTGGTGAATACCAACCGACTGCGGTGCACCATGTAATGCCCGACATTCAGCCTTATCAGTCCATGATTGACGGATCAATGATTACTAGCCGCAGCCGCCACAGGGAGCACCTGCAAGCGCATGGCTGCATTGAAGTCGGCAACGAAAAGATGGAAACGAAAGTTGCTTCGGTTAAGGATAACCGCAGAGAAGTATTGCGGGCGCAACTAGCAAATATGACTCACGCAGATGCAAACAAGATGTTGAACAAACTGCGCGATGACGCACGATTTACCCGTAACCCCCACAGGGAGAGATAAATGAGCGATCTAAACGCAATTGCACCAGTTGAAGATACCCGCAGAGAAAAGCTGCTGGAACAGTTTGATCAAGTCGAAAGCGCCCCCGAAGCTGTCCGCGAGGATGTACCCCGCGACGAGCAAGGCAAGTTTGCTCCGAAAGAACCCGAACAGACGATGATGCAGCAGGCGCAAGAGCCTGTTGAAGAGCCTGTGTGGAAACGCCCACCGGCTTCGTGGAAGAAGGATTATCACGACGTTTGGCAAACCGCTGATGACAGGATGAAGGAATACGCCTGGCAGCGCGAAGAACAAATGAAGGCAGGGGTTCAACCCCTGATGGAAAAAGCAAGGCTTGCGGATCAATTCCAAGAGGTGCTGAATCCGTACATGGACACTATCCGTGGGCTGAACATTGAGCCGACGCAAGCAGTCAAGGCTTTGATGGAAGCCGATCACGCATTACGTTTTAGCGACCCGCAGCAAAAGCAACAACTTTTTATGCGTCTCGCACAGCAGTACGGTGTGACTTTGGGCGGCGAGTTGCAACAACAACCGTTTGACCCGAATATCTCAGCACTTCAACAAGAACTAAATCGAGTTCGTGGCGAGGTGATGAGTTGGAAAGAGCAACAAGAGCAGGTGCAGAATCAGTCATTGCTCGGCGAAATCAACAATTTTGCCATGCGTGCTGAGCATTTTGAAGAAGCGCGACCGACAATGATTTCGCTGCTGCAAAGCGGTGTAGCAACGACATTGGAAGATGCGTATGAAAAAGCATTACGCCTAGACGACAACCTTTATCAGCAAGTTCAACAGAGCCGACAAGCCCAGGTTGAGACTCAGCAAAAGGTCGTAGCGAATCAAGCTGCGAAGAAGGCTAGAGCGGCAGCGGTTAGTGTCAGAAGTGCCGCACCCGGCGCGACAACGGCTACCAAAGCGCAAGATCGCCGATCCATGCTTGCCGAACAATTCGACAACGTAGCGGATCGACTCTAAAAACCTGATAGGAGACTAATCATGGCATTCGCCAATAGTGCTATCAGCGACATTATCGCCACTAACATTCAAAGCCGTACTGGTGAACTCGCTGATAACGTAACAAACAACAACGCCCTGCTGCGCCGACTGAAGGAACGCGGAAACGTCAAGACCTTCTCCGGCGGTAACGTAATCTTGCAAGAGATTATGTACAACGACACGGCTACCAACAACACCAACAGCTACAGCGGCTATGAAGTGTTGAATGTGTCGCAAAACAGCCCGATCTCTGCGGCGCAGTTCTCAATCACTCAGTACGCTTCGGCAGTTTCGATCAGCGGCCTCGAGATGATTCAGAACAGCGGCAAAGAGGCAATCATCGACCTGCTGGACGGTCGTATGGCTGTTGCTGAAGCGCAGATTGCTAACCGTATCAGCGGCGACCTGTATCTCGACGGTACTGGGAACGCTGGTAAGAACCTGACCGGCTTGGGCGCTGCTGTGCCTGATAGCCCGGTTTCGGGTACTTACGGCGGTATTGATCGTGCTACTTGGTCATTTTGGCGCTCGGTGTCGTACTCCGGTCTGAGCAATGGCGGCGCTGCGGTCACCTACAGCAACATCCAGCAATACATGGATGCAGTCGCTGTTCAGTTGATTCGTGGAACAGACAAGCCTGATCTGATCGTGGCTGACAACAACTACTATCGTCTCTACCTGCAATCGCTGCAAGCGATCCAGCGGATTACCGATAGCGGTTCGTCGATGGCCGGTGCTGGCTTTGCCTCGCTGAAATACTTCGGCGCTGGTATGGCTTCGGACGTGGTGCTTGATGGTGGTATCGGTTCTTCCGCTACCGCTAACCATATGTTCTTCTTGAACACCAAGTACCTGATGTTCCGTCCGCACGCTGACCGGAACTTTGTTCCTATCGGTGGCGAACGCCAAGCAGTCAACCAAGATGCAATCGTTAAGCTGATTGGTTGGGCCGGTAACTTGACTAGCAGCGGCCCGCAGTTCTGCGGCGTGCTGATTGCTTAAGGAGAAAATAAAATGCCTACGTTCAGCGTATCCGGTGTTATCGGCACTAACTTTACCGATACTTCATCGACTGCCCAATTCACTCCCGGCACGAAAGTGCTGTTGAGCGATGGCGGCGAAGCGATGTATGTGCAAGCCTCTGAAGCAATCAGCACCTACGGCGCGGTAACCATTACCGCCTCGCAGACTGCTGCTTTGCTGACTACCACCAACTCGGCAAACAGCAAGCGCGTCGGTTTCGCGCAAGTCTCGATTGCCTCGGGCTATTACGGGTGGGTGCAGTTGTCCGGTGTGATGCAAGTTAATCTTGCTGCTAACTGCGACGACAACGTGCCTCTGTATACGACCGCGACTGGTGGCGTGTTGGACGATGCAACGGTTTCCGGTTGTTTGGTTATCGGCTGCACTTCGACCCGCACGATCTCGAATGCCACGGCAGTTACTTGTATCGCTGCGGGCATCGCGGTTATCGGCACAGGTGCAATGCCTGGCTAATGGAAAATCTCGCGCAATTAAAGGTCAATGTTAAAGCCGCAGGGACGCCTGATGGCATTGTGTCTAACATTCGCTCTGCGATTGCGCGGGGTTTACCGGAGCTAGTACCAAGTCTCATTGCTCACGATGGTCACATGGTCATCGTGGGTAGTGGGCCTTCCATGCCGTCTCAGATTGAGAATATACGAGCAGAACGCGAGCGCGGTCGTCCTATTTTTGCAGTCAAGGCAGCGCATGATTTCCTTTGCAAGAACGGCATACAGCCAGATCTATGGTGCTGTGTTGACCCACGCGATAGAAGCGCACAGCTAAGCGAAGCAAACGCGCACACGGTCTATCTAGTGGCTTCTCGGTGCGATCCGTCGATGTTTGACGCGCTGAAAGCAAACAAGGTAATTTTGTGGCATTCGTTTGCCTACGAGGAATACAACGACGAACCTTTCAGCAGCATCTTCAACAAGAAGTTTCTTGTCGGCGGTGGCACTACGTCGGGAATGCGTGCTGTGTCGGTGAGCTATGTTTTAGGTTTCAGAACGTTTGAGATGTACGGCTTCGATTCTTGCCTGGCAGGTGATGGCAAGACTAAGCGATTCACAGGTGAGGGCGTTGATGAGCCGATTGATGTGATCGTCGGTGGTAAACGGTTCTTGTCTAATGGCGCAATGGCGCAGCAAGCAAACGAATTTCAAGAATACTTTAAGACTTTGCCGGACATTCATTTCAACGTGCATGGCGGCGGTCTAATCGCAGCAATTATGGACGAGCGCAAACGCCTCGGAAAACGCGTATGAGAGTTTCATTCATGCATCGCGGGGGTGCTGAGATGGCATCCTACCGATTGAGGGCGCAACTGCCTTCAGCGTATTGCAAACACAAATCAAGGCTGAATGCTCAAGGCGCGGATATAGCCGTCTTTTCCAAGCCGCACCCCGATGATGCAATGCTGTTCCATCACATGAAGGGGCAAGGCGTGAAGCTGGTTGTCGATATTTGCGATGACCATTTTGAGCATCCGCAGTTAGGAAAACTTTATGAAGAAATGTCTAGAGAAGCTGATGCGGTTGTGTGCCCGACTGAGGAAATGGCGCGACGAATTCGCCGCCATGCGGAAAGGGATGCCCAAGTAATCCCCGATTCGTGGGAAAACCGAGGTCAACCGCACGCAGACGGCAATAAATTTTTGTGGATGGGGCATCAGAGCAATCTGAAAGAAATGTTGCCGTATCAACAAATGTTAAAAAAGTATGATATGACCTACTGCACAGGGCCGAATGACCTGATCGATTGTGTGCCGTGGTCGAACAGCGCACAAGAGCAATTGCTGCACCGAAGCAACATCGTTTTGCTACCGAATGCC